CAAACCCGCCGTCTCCTCCACCGGTCAACAGGGTGAGGTCATACATTTTGTTATTGCTCTTATCGTAGGCCAGTGGATAGACGATGCCCCGCTGCTCGTTCATCCCGATTGAAGTCACCAGTTTCTCAAAGGCAGGCTTCTGTTTTCCGGCTTCCGTAGTGGGGTCAAGGGTAGCGGGTGGCACCCACGCAATCACGAGCCCCTCACAGTTGCGAGAGATACCAATAGCCTCCGCCGTTTGAATTCCTTTCAAGTACGCCCATGAAGGATAGGCAGAACGCAGTAAGGGTTTCCCTTCTGGGTTGTTCTTAGTGGTACGAAATCGATAGTGCAACGCTTTATCGATGGGAATGGTTCGTTCGCTCGCGCCGTAGATGGCCGACTGCCGAAAAGCGAGGACATCGCCTTGCTCGGTCAAATCCCAGCGGAGCAGGGTATCTGCCGGACGTAAGGCGATCCGTCGTAAGCCAATCCGGTTATCGTCGAACTTGCTATTGCGGTTCGGGTCTTGTGGCTGGTCTCCCCCTCGCACCTTGTAGACGATCTCGTGATAGGCGAAGCCGTAGGACAGGTTGGCATCCATTGCGGCAACCACATGCTGAGGCCAGGCGTCTTCCATATCCTCGAATAGCACTTCCGAGATGAAGGTCGCTTGGTCTACGTCTGCTTGGAGGGTCTGGTCAAAGGGAACGATTTTCCATTGCACGCCTCTCACGAGTTGTTCTATAACGAAGAAGATAGCGCCTACCGTGTCGTTGTTCTCCCGGAACTCTTTCAATTTCTTGTAGCGTTGTGAGCCTTGCAGCTCCTTTATTATCTCCTCGAAGATTTGGCCGCCAAAATGACGAACGCCAGAAACGCCTAACTCTTCGAAGAGCTGTCTCCCTGATGTCCCCTCTTGCGGGGTATCAGGAGGCGTCGGACCAGAAGGGGGAGGGGGTACTGCCTTGAGTATGCGGTTATTACGGCGGGCCATATTACTCCTTTACTGGGGGAGCGAGGATGTTCAACAGATGTTTATTGCAGAGATGCGAGAGTTGTCGCCCATCACTGAGAAGAACAGGCGGCGCAAACTGTCGCCAGCCCTCAGGGACCGCACAGACGGCGGGTGGGTCCTGCCCAACATAGTAATAAGGCACGCTCTGTTCCGTAGGGCAGAGGTCACATTCGACCCAGTAGGTGAAATATACCATATTAGCTCACAGTGAGATTCCAGACGCTGGTCTTCTGCATTCCCTCCCCCTCGAAGGATGGAGCCACAACCACAGGCATGAGGAAGGGGGCCACAATCTCTGCCACCAGGTCGTAAATTTCGGCAAAGAAGTAATCGTCGCGGCCTGAGTTCCGTTCGGTCCAAATATAGTACCGCTCGCCTCGGCCTTCTTGTTCCACCCGAATCGGGCACGTCATCTCCTTGTAATACTTTCCCGAGTCGAGAGTATGGGCGTTGCTCGGCAGGACGCACTTCTTGGTGGCGTAGACAGACGCCAGCCGGTCACAGATCATGGTCCGGTCAATACTCACCGTCTGTGTGACTTGGTCAATCTTGGTTTCATGCCCTTTGCTAATATCCGAACGGACAAACTGGGTCGCATAGAGGAAGGGGATCTTGGCTTGCAGTTCCCGCACTTTGCGGGTCTCCGGGTTCAAGTCGATGGCGGCAGCTTTCACCGAATACTTATCGAACAGGTCTCCGAGGTCGGAGAAGTCGAGCACCTTCCCGATGAAGACGGCTTTCCGTTTCCCGTCTTCGTGGACAGAGATACGGACGTGGAGATAGCGCTTCCCCACGTCTACTCCGGCTGTGATAACGCGGTTGCTCATGAGGGATTCCGGCATGAGATAGTCCGCTTCTTTACACGCATTGAGTACATCTTCAGAGAGGCCCGCTCCTTCCGGTCGATACGGCAACCCCAAGTCGGAGTTGTAACAGACCATCAGTTTCGAGGCGTCTCCTTCGGCGTCGGCAAAGCCTTTCTTTTCGGGATTGGTCCAGAGTTGGGCCAACGGGGTTTTGGGATCAAGCAGCCGATGGGGAAAGAAGCCGGTGCGGCGAGAGTCAGGATGCTGTTTTTCCCAGCGCCCTGTGGGAATGAGGGAGAACCGATCGTCCCAGGGACTCCCGCACTCGCGACAGAAGAGAAAAATATCTCGACCTGATTCGATAGTCCATTCTCGGTCTAACAGGGTGACCTTCCCGCCTGATTCTTCGGCGACGTTCCGAAAGAAATCGATCGTCTGCCACTCCCCACATGCAGGACACGGCACCATCCACTCCTGCTGGTCCGATTTTTTGTATTCTTCGTCTATCCCATAATCTGGCAGTGTTGGCGTGGAGACATCGATCTTGTAGACGTCTCGGTCGCCGAATGAAGACTTGAGCCGGTCGTAGGCCATTTCAATGTTGACTTGATCGCAGCGATCCCGTTCATCGTTAATGACGTAATCGGCAGGATATTCAATAAAAGAGGCGTCACTATTGGACCCCACAAACTTTAAGGCCCCCTGCAAAATATGCTTGAGGACCCCCGAGTCGGACCCTGCTGCCGACTTGATCATGTCTCGATAATAGGGACTGGTGAGAATGGAGCGATTAATGCGGTTGGCAACAAAGGTAAACATGATGCGTTCGGTCGGCATGACATAGAGGCCACTCATCCCGAGATGAGATAGATAGAAGGCTTTCGCGGTGAGCCATTCCGTCACGCCGATTTGCGCCGACTTACGCACGACGAGTGAGTGGGCCGGGCACTTATATAATTCCACGAGCCAGGGCATATGCCGAAAGTCGAGGGGCACACCTTTGTGTGTGCGATGGTGTTCGGACGCCCAGGAAAAGAAGTCGGGTTTACTCGGAGGTGAGATCGCCGTGGTCAGGTCCGTCAGGTAACGCGAGACCTCGCGCTCGAATGCGCTGACTAATGGCAAACTGAAGTCGAGTGAGTTGTTGGCGGTCGGTAATGACTTCGAGTATCGCATCTTGGTGGACTTTCATGAACAACACGAGTTGTTCGACGGTGGCCATCTGGCCTAATTCTAACGCACGGCGGCGCTCACTTTCAACGAGCCGCTGTTTCCGATCAATCTGCTTGCTGGCTTCTTCCCACGCAAGATAGTCTTGTGATCCCCGAGCAATGAGGCTGTTCATGTCGGTGAGGGCCGTGCGGATAGCGTCTTGGGCTTGGTCCCGAATGGCGAACGTCAGATCGCGAAAGGTGGTTTGCAGTTTTTGCCACAAGTGACCGCTCTCGCCGGAATCGACGCGCTTAATCAGATCGAGAATACGGGTGTGAACAACCGAGACTTCATCCCGGAGTTCCAGTAAGTGAGGATCAAGGCGCGTGACTTCGTAGTCGGCAACAAGGCGAGTGGGAAGGTCACGAGAGTATCGGCCTGTTTTAGTACTGGGATGGGCGAAGCCACGGGGAGTCTTGCCGCCGTGCATATGGCAGGTTGGGCGCCCGATCATGGCGTGACGGGTACATTGTTGCCCGGATCGTTTTGACTTCGCCGTACATTGCATAACCAACCAAGTACACTCTCCACACCAAGAGGGCTATAGCGAAGGATGCTCCTCTGGCGGGGCAGCGGGGAGAATGTCAGGTACCTCAATAGTACCGAAGTCTTGGGGGATCGCTTTTATATCGCCGCGATAGAAGACGAGTACGTTCTGGTGAGTCTTTCCTAATTTTCGATAGCTCCCGAATTGACGCCCGATACGAATAGGGAGCGAACCAACGGCGGTCACAAGAACGGCCTCATTGTACAGCATCATTCCAGCGTCTTGAAACGCACGAACCGTTTCGCTAACGAAGTTTCGGTAATAACCGTGTCCGTCACGGAAGTCGCCGACACAAAAACAGGCGAACCGATTTTCTTTCAACATCGCTACACTGGCAGTGATGATCTGACGATAGTCTGCAACAAACTGTTCATGAGACAGGGTACTGAGGTCACGCGGATCATCGCTATAAACTTCTAAGTCACCGTAGGGGGGGCACGAGAAAATAAAGTCATATTCTCCAGGCGCAAGGGCTTGTGAGTCTC